TTTCCATTTTGGGTAACCCTTATTTTAGAACCTGCTGGAATATCAATTTCATTGGAAATAAACAGTTTTGTAACCTGAACAACTTCAGCAACATTTTGATTTTCCAATGTTTGCTTTACAGTTACAAAAGATAGTTTGCAGGGCTGATCTGTATAAATTGGAACTTCTTCAAATTCAGTTCTTTTGGTGATTGGATTTAATCTTTCTTCCCTGATGAAAACGGAACAGGTTCCTTTCCACAATATTTGAAGTGCTTTCTTATGACCTGTTACCATTTTATACACCTATAAGCAGCAAATTTTCCTTTTCCATAGTTCATCAGGTGTAAAATTAATTCATCCAATCTTTCTTCAGGGGTTTTACTACCATCACTAATAGCAAAAGTTACACTTGTGTCACCTTCATGAATTTGCTTTACTGCTGCTTCTAAATCAAACCCTTCTAATTGTCCTCTTGCTTTTTTATTCAAAAGAAATTCACCAACAACCATATCAACTGCTATTTCATGAAGTTCTTCAGGAATGATATTAATGTTGCAATCAGCTTTGATGCTATTTTCAATCTTTTGGATAATAAAATCTAGCATCCAAGCATCATCTTCAGTTACTTCACATCCAAAAGATTTTAATCTTTTTTTCGCATCATCCAGCACGATAATCACATCCTATTATGATTTTTTACGTTTTCTTTTTGTGGTGTCCTCCGTTTCTTGTGTTCCTTCTGGTTCTTGTATAACTTCAAATTTCTTATCATCTTTAACTTCTTCAACTATATAACCCTTTGATTTAAACCAGTTTAATAAATAGGGGTTAGTGCATTCACCAACCCCATTTATAAATTGAACACTAGCTGAAATTCCTGTGTATTCTTTATTTGGTGCATATACTTTTGCCACTTATAGCCACCCTTTCAATTACTGAACTTTAATTTTTCTCAGTACACCTGCAGCTTTGGTTGCTTTTAATGCTACCGCGGCAACCATTTCAACCTCACCAGTCTTTACAGCGCCTGCGGTAGAGAAATCAGGCAACCATGTTTTAATAGGTGATTGACCTGCCATAGACACTGCATGAAAACCATCAAGACCTAATCTTACAGCATATAACGATGTTTCCCCATCTGCATTTATCGGCACAACAGGCTCATTAGACCCAGCTTTTGCGCCTAAATCTACAAGAGGAATATTGCCGTAAGTTTCAACCTGTTGACCAAAATTATCTTTTGTTACCTGATACATGCCCGCACGTCTTGCACAAGCCCTGATTTTTGCAATTAATTTTGTGTTTCCACCGATAAATGAAGGTGTGCCATCCAAACCCATTAAAAATTCATCAAGCAAGTCCAAAAACGCCATGTAATTTTCGCTAACCTTTTCAGATGTTGATAGATCAATAGTTGTATCTGGCTTATATTCAGTTGATGAACCGGTAAGAGCTTTTTCCAATCCATCAAAAGCATTTTCATTAACAGCGCTATCCCCATTAATTACTGTGTCATTAAATAATGCGGAAGCAGCTTTTACCTTTTGCTGAATTTGTAATGTAACTTCATCAACAATGCCGCCCATATTTGCAATAACCCTGTCAATTTGGAAGGAACCACCGAACACTTTTAAATCAACGGTATATCTTTGCTTTGTAACTTCCTGTGGCGTGTATTCGGAATTTATCGCCCTAAATGCAGCGGTTGGCTGAGTAATAAGCCTTGTATAACCATAAGTAAGAGTTGCCCCGCCGCCTGTTGGGGATACTGCATCATCAAAAGTTATATTGTTTAAAATAAAGTTTGACTTTGCAAACTCGTCAATAACACCTTTTTGTAGCGCATCCTGCACATTAAGTTTTGCTTGTTCTAATGTAACAGCCATAATAGAACCATCCTTTCTTTAGTTTATTAGTTTATTCGTTATTATTTTTGGAAATATAACTTTACTGCTTCTGCCAGTGAGTTTGGTTTTGTTTCTGGTAAACCATCTCGGTTTTCTCCAGGTTTGAATCCTTTAAATTGTTTTTGCTTTGGTTCCTCCGTAATATCAAAGAGGAACTTTGAATCTTCATTTTGTTGTAATTTTTTAATTTGTTCATCTAAGCCTTTGATATTACCATCTTCATCAACTTTAATAGTTTCAAGATTAAGTAAAGCTTTTACAGCTTTAATGTTTTTTGCTTTTGCTGTTAATAAAGCTTTTTCAACCGCATTATTAATTTGTATTTGTTTTAATTCAGCTTCATGTTTTTCTTTAGCTGCTTTGTTTTCCTGTTGTAATTTCTCGATTTCAGCCTTTAAACCAGCGGCATCAATTTTTTTGAGCTCTTCAAGTTGCTCATCTCTGGTTTTAATATCCTGTTCAAGCTTTTTCTTCGCTTCATTCACTTCATCAAATCTTGACTTTGGAATAAAACCTTTAAGATATTCAGCAAAGGCATCAGCAACCTTCTGTGCCATTTCTTCATCAAGTCCTAACTTAATTAAATCTTCTTTTTTCATATTCAATCCTTCCTTTCATCTTCGCTTTTTTCCCGGTCGCGTCCGGTGATGTCCTGTTCTTTTACGTCTGCAGTACCGAAAAGACGACATAAAAAAAGATATCCTATTCAGATATCTCAAATAACCCACTACATTCTATTTCATCTTCGCTTATTACTATATTCATGGTAGTATCTTTACTGGTTGCAATATCAGCCTCATAATTCCCTTCACCATAAGTTCTAACTGTATTACTTGGAATTAAATGAACATGAAAAAAGCACCCACTATTCAGTAGATACTTCTTTAAGAAATGATTCAAATTGTTCTCTTGTATTCTTACCATAACCAAACTTTGAATGAAAACTTTTATGACACTTATCGCATAAAGTAACCCCATTGTCAATTAAGTATCTTTCATTCTCAAATTCATCATATGAATTCAAGTGATGTGCAGTAAGGTTCCCACCCTTATCGTCATTACACACTTTACATTTCCAATCATCTCTTTCAAATACAGAAGTTCGCCATTGTGAATATTCAAATGTTTTTCTTTCTTTTGTTCTCTGTTCATGCGTTCTTGATTCATCCCACCTTGGATGTTTTTCACCGATAACACCAAACATTCCATTTTTACTTCCACTTTTAGATATGCGTTGTTTTAACCTGTATTCTTCAGTTTGTTGAATATTCTTGATTCTTTTTCTAACAGATTCTTGTTGTAAGTATTTATTGGCTAAATTTCTTGAAATTTCCCTTCTTTCTTCTGAATCAATCCATTGCGTTTTAATTGCTTCTGAACCATGTCTTATTGGAATATCAAATTTGTTCAACCAATTTCTAACAGAACTCATGTGTTTTTCATTACCATATAAGATTTTAGAAATTTTTCTTATACTTAACATTTCGGTCAAATATTTTCTTTCAATCCAAGTTTTAAAATCTTCACCAACTTTCACACTCATTTCTTTCACGTTGTTTTCGTGTCTGAAAGAATTGTGACATTCTTTAGAACAAAAATTATTCTTAGACCTTTTAAGTTGAGAAGGTTTAATATTAAATTCAGCATCACAATAATCACAATTAACAATCATAAAATCACCAGCCTTTCATAATATAATTATATCATTAAAAGGTGTTTGTTGCAATACTACACCAAAGGTCATTTTATAAATTGCTTTTTCCAATCTTTATAAGTGACACTTGACGGAATATAAATCCCTTTACCACTACTGTCTCTGGCGAATCTTTCACCGTCATTATCGCCAAAGTACGGTACAGTAGTGGTTCTGCAAAAGGGTGGAATGGTGGTGCAGTGACCCCAACCTCATAATCTTTCATATCAAATACTTTACCATCAAGGTCTTGACATATTTCACTGGTTCTATTATCTAAAGTTGCTACAATTTCATATTTTTCAACACCTAAATCATTGAAACAATCCTTTTGTGCTGCTGAAGCAAAGGCGGCCGATTCAGTCATGATTAACCTTCCAGCTTTATTTTTGTCAACATTCAATTCTTTTGAAAGGTTCTTAATTAAAACATCAGGTGATTCCCCCCTTATAACTGATTGCGTTAATTGTGTCTGAAGTGAACCAATAAGCTGTTGTTTATTCATCCATATTCTATCACTGAAAGTTCTACCATCCAATGACCATGGTCTTGAAAGTATCTTATCAAGTTGATTACTGTCTAAATCATGTAAATCCCAACCAATATTGAAACCCCTTTGAATTTCAAA